CGGGGAGGAAGGAAACTACCGGATGGAAAGAGTCCCCCTAAAGCAGACTGACAGACATCACAAATCCCCGGGTGGGGATTTGTGTATAAGAGACAGCAAAACAGGGGGACACAAAAGACACTATTACAAAAGAAAAAAGAAAAGATTATTCGTCCGAGAATTCTGGCGAATCCTCTGACCAGCCAGAAAACGATCTTTCTGTGGTTAAACCGGATGCTGCAATTCAGAGCGGCAGCAAGTGGGGAACAGCAGAAGACCTGACCGCCGCAGAGTGGATGTTTGACATGGTGAAGACCATCGCGCCATCAGCCAGAAAACCGAATTTTGCAGGGTGGGCTAACGATATCCGCCTGATGCGTGAACGTGACGGACGTAACCACCGCGACATGTGCGTGCTGTTCCGCTGGGCATGCCAGGACAACTTCTGGTCCGGTAACGTGCTAAGTCCGGCCAAACTCCGCGACAAGTGGACCCAACTCGAAATCAACCGTAACAAGCAACAGGCAGGCGTGACAGCTAGCAAACCAAAACTCGACCTGACAAACACTGACTGGATTTACGGGGTGGATCTATGAAAAACATCGCCGCACAGATGGTTAACTTTGACCGTGAGCAGATGCGTCGGATCGCCAACAATATGCCGGAACAGTACGACGAAAAGCCGCAGGTACAACAGGTAGCGCAGATCATCAATGGTGTGTTCAGCCGGTTACTGGCAACTTTCCCGGCGAGCCTGGCTAACCGTGACCAGAACGAACTGAACGAAATCCGCCGCCAGTGGGTTCTGGCTTTCCGGGAAAACGGGATCACCACAATGGAACAGGTTAACGCAGGAATGCGCGTAGCCCGTCGGCAGAATCGACCATTTCTGCCATCACCCGGGCAGTTTGTTGCATGGTGCCGGGAAGAAGCATCCGTTATCGCCGGACTGCCAAACGTCAGCGAGCTGGTTGATATGGTTTACGAGTATTGCCGGAAGCGAGGCCTGTATCCGGATGCGGAGTTTTATCCGTGGAAATCAAACGCGCACTACTGGCTGGTTACCAACCTGTATCAGAACATGCGGGCCAATGCGCTTACTGATGCGGAATTACGCCGTAAGGCCGCAGATGAGCTTGTCCATATGACTGCGAGAATTAACCGTGGTGAGGCGATCCCTGAACCAGTAAAACAACTTCCTGTCATGGGCGGTAGACCTCTAAATCGTGCACAGGCTCTGGCGAAGATCGCAGAACTCAAAGCTAAGTTCGGACTGAAAGGAGCAAGTGTATGACGGGCAAAGAGGCAATTATTCATTACCTGGGGACGCATAATAGCTTCTGTGCGCCGGACGTTGCCGCGCTAACAGGCGCAACAGTAACCAGCATAAATCAGGCCGCGGCTAAAATGGCACGGGCAGGTCTTCTGGTTATCGAAGGTAAGGTCTGGCGAACGGTGTATTACCGGTTTGCTACCAAGGAAGAACGGGAAGGAAAGATGAGCACGAACCTAATTTTTAAGGAGTGTCGCCAGAGTGCCGCGATGAAACGGGTATTGGCGGTATATGGAGTTAAAAGATGACCATCTACATCACTGAGCTTGTAACAGGCCTGCTGGTAATCGCAGGCCTTTTTATTTGGGGGAGAGTAAATCGTGGTTGAGTTGATTTTTTCTGCATTGAGGATTCTCGGTGCTATGTGGATGGTGGCGACGTTCATTGTGGTTGCCAGCAGTTTTGTCCGGCTGGTAGGCGAAGGTAAAGACCTGGTTGGTGTGCTTTTCGGTAGCATTTTCCTGTGGGTGATTATCGGTGTTATGCCTGTTGTCGTAGCAAAAGTGGCGTGGCGTTTTGTGAGTTGAGGTAACGATGAAGCAAACAATCTTCCTCCGAACTAAGCAACAACAGCAAGCCGCAATCAACGCCATCCTCGCAACACCACTCGATAAAGACAAGCCAGTTACCATCCGCATTACTGACTACAAGCGCAACCTTGACCAGAACGCAAAATTTCACGCGATGGTCGCAGATATCGCTAGGCAAGTTCAGTGGCGCGGCAAATGGTTAAAACCAGAACAATGGAAGGTTTTGTTGATAAGCGGTCATGCAGTGGCAACGAAACAGGAAGCTGATGTTTTACCCGGGCTTGAAGGCGAATGCGTCAACATTCGCGAAAGCAGCGCGCAGATGAGTGTGAAGCGTATGGCAAGTCTGATTGAGTACACGACAGCATGGGCTATTGGTCAGGGTGTCAGATTTACCGACAGGAGGTACGAATGAGACGACAGCGACGAAGTTTCACCGACATCATCTGCGAAAACTGCAAATACCTTCCAACGAAACGCTCCAGAAATAAACGCAAGCCAATCCCAAAAGAATCTGACGTAAAAACCTTCAACTACACGGCTCACCTGTGGGATATCCGGTGGCTTAGAGAACGTGCGAGGAAAACAAGGTGATTGACCAAAATCGAAGTTACGAACAAGAAAGCGTCGAGCGAGCTTTAACGTGCGCTAACTGCGGTCAGAAGCTGCATGTGCTGGAAGTTCACGTGTGCTCCGATTGCTGCGCAGAACTGATGAGCGATCCGAATAGCTCAATGTACGAGGAAGAAGACGATGGCTAAACCAGCGCGAAGGAAATGCAAAATATGCAAGGAATGGTTTCACCCGGCATTCTCAAATCAGTGGTGGTGCTGCCCGGAACACGGAACTCAATTAGCACTCGAACGACGAAGTAAAGAACGCGAAAAAGCGGAAAAAGCAGCAGAGAAGAAACGACGACGAGATGAACAGAAACAGAAAGATAAACTTAAGATTCGAAAACTCGCCTTAAAGCCCCGCAGTTACTGGATTAAGCAAGCCCAACAAGCCGTAAACGCCTTCATCAGAGAAAGAGACCGCGACTTACCATGTATCTCGTGCGGAACGCTCACGTCTGCTCAGTGGGATGCCGGACATTACCGGACAACTGCTGCGGCACCTCAACTCCGATTTGATGAACGCAATATTCACAAGCAATGCGTGGTGTGCAACCAGCACAAAAGCGGAAATCTCGTTCCGTATCGCGTCGAACTGATTAGCCGCATCGGACAGGTAGCAGTAGAGGAAATCGAATCAAACCATAACCGCTATCGCTGGACTGTCGAAGAGTGCAGGGCCATCAAGGCGGAGTATCAACAGAAACTTAAAAAACTGCGAAACAGCAGAAGTGAGGTTGCATGAATATCTACGAAAGAATTGATGGCAGCAAATACCGAAATATCTGGGTAGCTGGCGACCTGCACGGATGCTACACGAACCTGATGAACAAACTGGATACGATTGGATTCGACAACAAAAAAGACCTGCTTATCTCGGTGGGCGATTTGGTTGATCGTGGTGCAGAGAACGTTGAATGCCTGGAATTAATCACATTCCCCTGGTTCAGAGCTGTACGTGGAAACCATGAGCAAATGATGATTGATGGCTTATCAGAGCGTGGAAACGTCAATCACTGGCTGCTTAATGGCGGTGGCTGGTTCTTTAATCTCGATTACGACAAAGAAATTCTGGCTAAAGCTCTTGCCCATAAAGCAGAAGAACTTCCGTTAATCATCGAACTGGTGAGCAAAGGTAAAAAATATGTCATCTGCCACGCCGATTATCCTTGTGACGAATACGAATTTGGAAAGCCAGTTGATCATCAGCAGGTAATCTGGAACCGCGAACGAATCAGCAACTCACAAGACGGGATCGTGAAAGAAATTAAAGGCGCGGACACGTTTATCTTTGGTCATACGCCAGCAGTGAAACCACTCAAATTTGCCAACCAGATGTATATCGATACTGGCGCAGTGTTCTGCGGAAACCTCACATTGATTCAGGTACAGGGAGAAGGCGCATGAGACTCGAAAGCGTAGCTAAATTTCATTCGCCAAAAAGCCCGATGATGAGCGACTCACCACGGGCTACGGCTTCTGACTCTCTTTCCGGTACTGATGTGATGGCTGCTATGGGGATGGCGCAATCACAAGCCGGATTCGGAATGGCTGCATTCTGCGGTAAGCACGAACTCAGCCAGAACGACAAACAAAAGGCTATCAACTATCTGATGCAATTTGCACACAAGGTATCGGGGAAATACCGTGGCGTGGCAAAGCTTGAAGGAAATACTAAGGCAAAGGTACTGCAAGTGCTCGCAACATTCGCTTATGCGGATTATTGCCGTAGTGCCGCTACGCCGGGCGCAAGATGCAGAGATTGCCACGGTACAGGCCGTGCGGTTGATATAGCCAAAACAGAGCAGTGGGGGATAGTTGCTGAGAAAGAGTGCGTAAGATGCAAAGGCGTCGGCTATTCAAGGATGCCAGCAAGCGCCGCATATCGCGCTGTAACGATGCTAATCCCAAACCTTACCCAACCCACCTGGTCACGCACTGTTAAGCCGCTGTATGACGCTCTGGTTGTGCAATGCCACAAGGAAGAGTCAATCGCAGACAACATTTTGAATGCGATCACACGTTAGCGCCATGATTGCCACGGATGGCAACATATTAACGGCATAATATTGACTTTTTGAATAACTTTGGGGAAACTTGACACCAATAATGGGCGTTTTTTACATGTCATTGATGAGTCTCAATAACCTGCCGCCGAGTAGTTTTTATGCTCTGAATTGTATTTGTGTAGTAAACATGCTGACTGCAATGTAATAGAGTTTTTTTAGCCTGTAACCTCTTGACTGCATTGAATTGCTTTTGTTATGAGTTGTAAGCCAATGTTATCATCTTGTATTGGGGTGGTTATGAAGGATGGTGCGCTGCTCAGGAGTTCTTCACTTTTTATTGCCTACATGGGATGCCTTGGATGGGGGAGTGCTTATTTCTATGGATGGGGTACTTCTTTTTACTACGGCTTCCCATGGTGGATTGTAGGTGCAGGTGTTGATGATGTTGCCAGAAGTTTATTTTTTGCAGTTATCGTCATTGCTATATTTCTTATCGGTTGGGGTATTGGTGTTGTATTCTTTTTCGCAGTGAAAAGAAAACATTCTATGCAAGAGCTAAATGTATTTCGCCTTTATTTTGCTGTGGAATTATTGTTTGTGCCGGCAATTATTGAGTTTTCTATATTGAGACAGAAGATTCAGGTACCTCTTTTGCTACTGTCAGCAGCGATTGCGCTGGCGGTTACAATTTCGATAAGATCTTATGGGCGATTTTTATCGGTATCATGCTTCTATGATAAGCCATTTATAAAAAAACATTTTTTTGAGATTGTGATGATTGCTTTTGTGGCATATTTCTGGCTTTTTTCATTTCTGACAGGATATTACAAACCGCAGTTTAAGAAAGAATATGAAATGATTAATTATAATGATGGTTGGTATTATGTTCTTGCTCGTTATGATAATTGTCTGGTTTTGTCTACTTCTTTCAATGCAGGTAGTAAAAGGTTTGTCATTTATCAATCAGCACAAGATAAGAATCTTCAGGTTGATATTGTAAGGACCAGAATTTAATTGGCTGCATAAATAATATTTTAAGTTGCAAGTTGGCTATTCGTAGGAATAGAACCTTAGGCATGCTGAATGCGTTTTCTGAACATTGTTTTATAAACTGTGTCTGCTTGCTGTTGTGATCCTGCTTTTAGTGATGGTGATGATGGATTTCACCAGCAGGATAATGTTGGTACTGACTGATGGCGCTCTGGTCTGCGGCATTGTGGTATTGCTGTGGCCGATGATGAAAGAACAGAATGAATAATTCTTGACTTTTTTGTTTACTGTTTATTAAAAAACCAACCGCATGGTGAATCCTCCTTGGAGGGGCTAAATGATCGAGTTTTAAGGGCACGTAGCGAGTTCTGTTTGATCATTGCAGAACTTAGCGGGAGGCGCCATGCGTACATCACTAATGTTATTTCCTTCTATCATTTTCCTTGTGAGTTCTGGCTGCGCATGGCGCGGCCTTTTTTTTATGACCTGCCACTGGCAGATGGTCATCCTGTGATTTGATTCCGGTTCCGGCTTTTTAACTCTGTTCCTGTACACGGGAGAAATTCTATGTCGATTAATCGTTATGATATTGGTTACAAGAAGTACCACGTATTGTGTTGAGATAGAAAGCCTGGTGCCAGAGGTAAATGCAGCAGCATAATAAAAAAGAGCCAGCGCAGAAGAGAACGGGTAAAAGAGTCTGCGCTGGCGTGGGGATATTCCCCGTGGAGAAATGATATGTAACACACATCGGGAACCTTTCTATATAAACATTATCATTATTGTCAATCATAACAGTCAGGTATTATGACGTTTATGCATCAGGGCCATCAGGAATTAACTGGTGGCTTTTTATTGTTGTCAGCTTCCGGATAACGGGAGACGGGGTATGTACCAGATGGAAAAAATCACAACAGGTGTGTCATACACCACGTCAGCGGTGGGGACGGGATACTGGCTACTGCAGTTGCTGGACAAAGTCTCCCCATCCCAGTGGGTGGCAATAGGCGTATTGGGTAGCCTGGTGTTTGGCTTGCTGACGTATCTGACAAACCTTTATTTCAAGATTAAAGAAGATAAGCGTAAGGCTGCGAGAGGTGAATAATGTCGCCATCATTACGCAAGGCTGTTGCTGCTGCTATTGGTGGTGGGGCTGTTGCCATAGCGTCTGTGCTCATCACTGGTCCGAGTGGTGACGATGGCCTGGAAGGTGTCAGCTACATACCATACGAAGATATCGTTGGCGTATGGACTGTATGTCACGGACACACCGGAAAAGACATCATTCCCGGTAAAACGTATACCGAAGCAGAATGCAAAGCCCTCCTGAATAAAGACCTTGCCATGGTCGCCAGACAAATTAACCCGTACATCAAAGTCGATATACCGGAAACAACGCGCGGCGCTCTTTACTCGTTCGTTTACAACGTGGGCGCTGGTAATTTCAGAACATCGACGCTTCTTCGCAAAATAAACCAGGGTGATATCAAAGGCGCATGTGACCAGCTACGTCGCTGGACATACGCTGGCGGTAAGCAATGGAAAGGGCTGATGACCCGTCGTGATATTGAGCGTGAAGTCTGTTTGTGGGGGCAGCAATGAGCAGGGTAACCGCGATTATCTCCGCTCTGGTTATTTGCATCATCCTCTGCCTGTCATGGGCTGTTAATCATTACCGTGATAACGCCATCGCCTACAAAGAGCAGCGTGATAAAAAAGTCAGTGAGCTGAAGCAGGCGACCGCCACCATTACTGACATGCAGCAACGCCAGCGTGCTGCTGATGTACTCGATGCTAAATACACGAAGGAGTTGGCTGATGCGAAAGCTGAAAATGATGCTCTTCGGCGCAAGCTTGATAATGGTGGTCGGGTGCTCGTCAAAGGAAAATGCTCTGTGCCATCCTCAGCCGAAACCTCCAGCGCCTCCGGCATGGGCAATGATGCCACCGTCGAACTCTCTCCAGTTGCTGGACGAAACGTTCTCGGTATCCGGGACGGAATTATCCGTGACCAAACAGCACTGAGAACGCTTCAGGAGTACATCAGGACGCAATGCCTGAAATAATTTTTTTGCAAATCACAAAGTCAATTTAATGAGCCTCGCGATGCGGGGCTTTTTTATGTCCGCAGTAAACGCGCATCTCACGCGCATATTAACGAGAGCCTTTCAGTAAGCGAGCCTGAGAAATGCCGTTATAGGTGGCGACCTCTCTCGGGCGGCTTTTCTGTGAGACAGGCTCACTTTCTAAAAGGTAAAGACGCTATGAATAATCATTCAGTTATTCCAGCCTTCGACTTCCGAGAAATGGTGCAAGCCAAAAACGGAGAGGTCGTTACCACATCCAGAAAAATTGCCAAGTACTTCGGCAAGCGACACGGTGATGTTCTCAGGAAAATCGAGCAGGTTAAGGCTGATTGCTCGCGTGAGTTTAGCCAACGCAATTTTGCGTCGGCTGATTATATCGATGAGCAGGGCAAGGTTCGCCCGATGTACAGCCTGACGAAAGATGGCTGGATCATGGTTGTGATGGGGTTCACCGGGAAAGCTGCTGCGGCAATCAAGGAGAGCTATATCGCAGCATTCAACTGGATGGCAGAGCAACTGAGCCGCCGCATGGCAATTGGCGAAGAAATGCAGCACCGCTACGCCATCAAAGAAACACGCTCAAAGCTGAAAGGTACGATCGGCAGTCGGTTAATGAACGAACGGAAGAGAGAGAAGCGTGTCCTGGCTGTCGAGCATGAATACATTTTGCAGGTGACACAGCCTGAACTGCTGATTAATTGAAGATGTCATTACAAAGCCTATCTACGGGTGGGCTTGATAATGACTTATACCCTGCACGGGATAACTTAACTGATATCCCTTTTAACGGATAAAGGTATTCAGGCCAGACACATCATGCGCTGTATCGTCGCCGTATTCCCGCATTAACCATGACCGTAGCCCGACGGGGAACTCCTCTGCGTGAGTGTGCGGGAATAATCAAAAACGATGCACACCGGGTTTTTACCGCGTTTATGATTCGTGGGTTTGTCCCTCATGCTCGCCAGTCCTGTGCGGGGGTGGAAGAAACAGGATATTAACGCAAGTGATAATTATTCTCATTTTGTCGGGTCCTTTCCGGCGATCCGACAGGTTACGGGGCGGCGACCTCGCGGGTTTTCGCTATTTATGAAAATTTTCCGGTTTAAGGCGTTTCCGTTCTTCTTCGCCGTAACTTCATGTTTTTATTTAAAACACCCCCTGAAAAGAAAGGAAACGACAGGTGCTGAAAACGGGCTTTTGGGCCTTTGTCGTTTCCTTTCTCTGTTTTTGTCCGTGGAATGAACAATGGAAGTCAACAAAAAGCAGCTGGCTGACATTTTCGGCGCGAGTATCCGTACCATTCAGAACTGGCAGGAGCAGGGAATGCCCGTTCTGCGAGGCGGTGGGAAGGGTAATGAGGTGCTTTATGACTCTGCCGCCGTCATAAAATGGTATGCCGAAAGGGATGCTGAAATTGAGAACGAAAAGCTGCGCCGGGAAGTTGAAGAACTGCGGCTGGCCAGCGAGGCAGATCTTCACCCCGGAACACTTGAATTTGAGCGCCATCGCCTGACTCGTGCTCAGGCGACAGCGCAGGAACTGAAAAATGCCAAAGAATCGGCTGAAGTGGTGGAAACCGCATTCTGTACTTTCGTGCTGTCGCGTATAGCAAGGGAAATATCCAGTATTCTCGACGGTATTCCTCTGTCGGTGCAGCGACGTTTTCCTGAGCTGGATAACCGGCATATTGATTTCCTGAAACGGGATATCATCAAAGCCATGAACAAAGCAGCCGCACTGGATGAACTGATACCGGGGTTGCTGAGTGAATATATCGAACAGTCAGGTTGACAGGCTGCGGCATTTTGTCCGCGCCGGGCTTCGTGCCCTGTTCAGGCCGGAGCCACAGACCGCCGTTGAATGGGCGGATGCTAATTACTATCTCCCGAAAGAATCCGCATACCAGGAAGGGCGCTGGGAAACACTGCCCTTTCAGCGGGCCATCATGAATGCGATGGGCAGCGACTACATCCGTGAGGTGAATGTGGTGAAGTCTGCCCGTGTCGGTTATTCCAAAATGCTGCTGGGTGTTTATGCCTACTTCATAGAGCATAAGCAACGCAACACACTTATCTGGTTGCCGACGGATGGTGATGCCGAGAACTTCATGAAAACTCACGTTGAGCCAACCATCCGCGATATTCCGTCGCTGCTGGCGCTGGCCCCGTGGTATGGCAAAAAGCACCGGGATAACACGCTCACCATGAAGCGTTTCACCAATGGTCGTGGCTTCTGGTGCCTGGGCGGTAAAGCGGCAAAAAACTACCGTGAAAAGTCAGTGGATGTGGCGGGTTATGATGAACTTGCTGCCTTTGATGATGATATTGAACAGGAAGGCTCTCCGACATTCCTGGGCGATAAGCGTATTGAAGGCTCGGTCTGGCCAAAGTCCATCCGTGGCTCCACGCCCAAAGTGAGAGGCACCTGTCAGATTGAGCGTGCAGCCAGTGAATCCCCGCATTTTATGCGTTTTCATGTTGCCTGCCCGCACTGCGGGGAGGAGCAGTACCTTAAATTTGGCGACAAAGAGACGCCGTTTGGCCTCAAATGGACGCCGGATGACCCCTCCGGCGTGTTTTATCTCTGCGAGCATAATGCCTGCGTCATCCGTCAGCAGGAGCTGGACTTCACTGATGCCCGTTATATCTGCGAAAAGACCGGGATCTGGACCCGTGATGGCATTCTCTGGTTTTCGTCATCCGGTGAAGAGATTGAGCCGCCGGACAGTGTGACCTTTCACATCTGGACAGCGTACAGCCCGTTCACCACCTGGGTGCAGATTGTCAAAGACTGGATGAAAACGAAAGGGGATACGGGAAAACGTAAAACCTTCGTGAACACCACGCTCGGTGAGACGTGGGAGGCGAAAATTGGCGAACGTCCGGATGCTGAAGTGATGGCAGAACGGAAAGAGCATTATTCAGCGCCCGTTCCTGACCGTGTGGCTTACCTGACCGCCGGTATCGACTCCCAGCTGGACCGCTACGAAATGCGCGTATGGGGATGGGGGCCGGGTGAGGAAAGCTGGCTGATTGACCGGCAGATTATTATGGGCCGCCACGACGACGAGCAGACGCTGCTGCGTGTGGATGAGGCCATCAATAAAACCTACACCCGCCGGAATGGTGCAGAAATGTCGGTATCCCGTATCTGCTGGGATACTGGCGGGATTGACCCGACCATTGTGTATGAACGCTCGAAAAAACATGGGCTGTTCCGGGTGATCCCCATTAAAGGGGCATCCGTCTACGGAAAGCCGGTGGCCAGCATGCCACGTAAGCGAAACAAAAACGGGGTTTACCTTACCGAAATCGGTACGGATACCGCGAAAGAGCAGATTTATAACCGCTTCACACTGACGCCGGAAGGGGATGAACCGCTTCCCGGTGCCGTTCACTTCCCGAATAACCCGGATATTTTTGATCTGACCGAAGCGCAGCAGCTGACGGCTGAAGAGCAGGTCGAAAAATGGGTGGATGGCAGGAAAAAAATACTGTGGGACAGCAAAAAGCGACGCAATGAGGCGCTCGACTGCTTCGTTTATGCGCTGGCGGCGCTGCGCATCAGTATTTCCCGCTGGCAGCTGGATCTCAGTGCGCTGCTGGCGAGCCTGCAGGAAGAGGATGGTGCAGCAACCAACAAGAAAACACTGGCAGATTACGCCCGTGCCTTATCCGGAGAGGATGAATGACGCGACAGGAAGAACTTGCCGCTGCCCGTGCGGCACTGCATGACCTGATGACAGGAAAACGGGTGGCAACGGTACAGAAAGACGGACGGAGAGTGGAGTTTACGGCCACTTCCGTGTCTGACCTGAAAAAATACATTGCAGAGCTGGAAGTGCAGACCGGCATGACACAGCGACGCAGGGGACCTGCAGGATTTTATGTATGAAAACGCCCACCATTCCCACCCTTCTGGGGCCGGACGGCATGACATCGCTGCGCGAATATGCCGGTTATCACGGCGGTGGCAGCGGATTTGGTGGGCAGTTGCGGGCGTGGAACCCACCGGGTGAAAGTGTGGATGCAGCCCTGCTGCCCAACTTTACCCGTGGCAATGCCCGCGCAGACGATCTGGTACGCAATAACGGCTATGCCGCCAACGCCATCCAGCTGCATCAGGATCATATCGTCGGGTCTTTTTTCCGGCTCAGTCATCGCCCAAGCTGGCGCTATCTGGGCATCGGGGAGGAAGAAGCCCGTGCCTTTTCCCGCGAGGTTGAAGCGGCATGGAAAGAGTTTGCCGAGGATGACTGCTGCTGCATTGACGTTGAGCGAAAACGCACGTTTACCATGATGATTCGGGAAGGTGTGGCCATGCACGCCTTTAACGGTGAACTGTTCGTTCAGGCCACCTGGGATACCAGTTCGTCGCGGCTTTTCCGGACACAGTTCCGGATGGTCAGCCCGAAGCGCATCAGCAATCCGAACAATACCGGCGACAGCCGGAACTGCCGTGCCGGTGTGCAGATTAATGACAGCGGTGCGGCGCTGGGATATTACGTCAGCGAGGACGGCTATCCTGGCTGGATGCCGCAGAAATGGACATGGATACCCCGTGAGTTACCCGGCGGGCGCGCCTCGTTCATTCACGTTTTTGAACCCGTGGAGGACGGGCAGACCCGCGGTGCAAATGTGTTTTACAGCGTGATGGAGCAGATGAAGATGCTCGACACGCTGCAGAACACGCAGCTGCAGAGCGCCATTGTGAAGGCGATGTATGCCGCCACCATCGAGAGTGAGCTGGATACGCAGTCAGCGATGGATTTTATTCTGGGCGCTAACAGTCAGGAGCAGCGGGACAGGCTGACCGGCTGGATTGGTGAAATTGCCGCGTATTACGCCGCAGCACCGGTCCGGCTGGGAGGCGCAAAAGTGCCGCACCTGATGCCGGGGGACTCACTGAACCTGCAGACGGCTCAGAACACGGATAACGGCTACTCCGTGTTTGAGCAGTCACTGTTGCGGTATATCGCTGCCGGGCTGGGTGTCTCGTATGAGCAGCTTTCCCGGAATTACGCCCAGATGAGCTACTCCACGGCACGGGCCAGTGCGAACGAGTCGTGGGCGTACTTTATGGGGCGGCGAAAATTCGTCGCATCCCGTCAGGCGAGCCAGATGTTTCTGTGCTGGCTGGAAGAGGCCATCGTTCGCCGCGTGGTGACGTTACCTTCAAAAGCGCGTTTCAGCTTTCAGGAAGCCCGCAGCGCCTGGGGGAACTGTGACTGGATAGGCTCCGGTCGTATGGCCATCGATGGTCTGAAAGAAGTTCAGGAAGCGGTGATGCTGATAGAAGCCGGACTGAGCACCTACGAGAAAGAGTGCGCGAAACGCGGTGACGACTATCAGGAAATTTTTGCCCAGCAGGTTCGTGAAACGATGGAGCGCCGCGCGGCTGGTCTTAAACCGCCCGCCTGGGCGGCTGCGGCATTTGAATCCGGGCTGCGACAATCAACAGAGGAGGAGAAGAGTGACAGCAGAGCTGCGTAATCTCCCGCATATTGCCAGCATGGCCTTTAATGAGCCGCTGATGCTTGAACCCGCCTATGCGCGGGTTTTCTTTTGTGCGCTTGCAGGCCAGCTTGGGATCAGCCGCCTGACAGATGCGGTGTCCGGTGACAGCCTGACTGCCGGAGAGGCACCCGCGACGCTGGCGTTATCCGGTGATGATGACGGACCACGACAGGCCCGCAGTTATCAGGTCATGAACGGCATCGCCGTGCTGCCGGTTTCCGGCACGCTGGTCAGCCGGACGCGGGCGCTGCAGCCGTATTCGGGGATGACCGGTTACAACGGCATTATCGCCCGTCTGCAACAGGCTGCCAGCGATCCGATGGTGGACGGCATTCTGCTCGATATGGACACGCCCGGCGGGATGGTGGCGGGGGCATTTGACTGCGCTGACATCATCGCCCGTGTGCGTGACATAAAACCGGTATGGGCGCTGGCCAACGACATGAACTGCAGTGCAGGTCAGTTGCTTGCCAGTGCCGCCTCCCGGCGTCTGGTCACGCAGACCGCCCGGACAGGCTCCATCGGCGTCATGATGGCTCACAGTAATTACGGCGCTGCGCTGGAGAAACAGGGTGTGGAAATCACGCTGATTTACAGCGGCAGCCATAAGGTGGATGGCAACCCCTACAGCCATCTTCCGGATGATGTCCGGGAAACACTGCAGTCCCGGATGGATGCAACCCGCCGGATGTTTGCGCAGAAGGTGTCGGCATATACCGGCCTGTCCGTGCAGGCCGTGCTGGATACCGAGGCTGCAGTATACAGCGGTCAGGAGGCCATTGATGCCGGACTGGCTGATGAACTTGTTAACAGCACCGATGCGATCACCGTCATGCGTGATGCACTGGATGCACGTAAATCCCGTCTCTCAGGAGGGCGAATGACCAAAGAGACTCAATCAACAACTGTTTCTGCCACTGCTTCGCAGGCTGACGTTACTGACGTGGTTCCAGCGACGGAGGGCGAAAACGCCAGCGCGGCGCAGCCGGACGTGAACGCGCAGATCACCGCAGCGGTTGCGGCAGAAAACAGCCGCATTATGGGGATCCTCAACTGTGAGGAGGCCCACGGACGTGAAGAACAGGCACGCGTGCTGGCAGAAACCCCCGGAATGACCGTGGAAACGGCCCGCCGCATTCTGGCCGCAGCACCACAGAGTGCACAGGCGCGCAGTGACACTGCGCTGGATCGTCTGATGCAGGGGGCACCGGCACCGCTGGCTGCAGGTAACCCGGCATCCGATGCCGTTAACGATTTGCTGAACACACCAGTGTAAGGGATGTTTATGACGAGCAAAGAAACCTTTACCCATTACCAGCCGCTGGGCAACAGTGACCCGGCTCATACCGCAACCGCGCCCGGCGGATTGAGTGCGAAAACGCCTGCAATGACCCCGCTGATGCCGGATACCTCCACCCGTAAGCTGGTTGCGTGGGATGGCACCACTGACGGTGCTGCTGTTGGCATTCTGGCGGTTGCTGCTGACCAGACCAGCACCACGCTGACGTTCTACAAGTCCGGCACGTTCCGTTATGAGGATGTGCTCTGGCCGGATGCTGCCAGCGACGAGACGAAAAAACGGACCGCGTTTGCCGGAACGGCAATCAGCATCGTTTAACCTGACCCTTCATCACTAAAGGCCGCCTTTGCGGCTTTTTTTACGGGATTTTTTTATGTCGATGTACACAACCGCCCAGCTGCTGGCGGCAAATGAGCAGAAATTTAAGTTTGATCCGCTGTTTCTGCGTCTCTTTTTCCGTGAGAGCTATCCCTTCACCACGGAGAAAGTCTATCTCTCACAAATTCCGGGGCTGGTAAACATGGCGCTGTACGTTTCGCCGATTGTTTCCGGTGAGGTTATCCGCTCCCGTGGCGGCTCCACCTCTGAATTTACGCCGGGATATGTCAAGCCGAAGCATGAGGTGAATCCGCAGATGACTCTGCGTCGCCTGCCGGATGAAGATCCACAGAATCTGGCGGACCCGGCTTACCGCCGCCGTCGCATCATCCTGCAGAACATGCGAGACGAAGAGCTGGCCATTGCTCAGGTCGAAGAGATGCAGGCCGTTTCTGCCGTGCTCAGGGGCAAATACACCATGACCGGTGAAGCCTTCGATCCGGTTGAGGTGGATATGGGCCGCAGTGCGGCGAACAACATCACACAGTCCGGCGGCACGGAGTGGAGCAAGCGTGACAAGTCCACGTATGACCCGACCGACGATATTGAAGCCTACGCGCTGAATGCCAGCGGTGTGGTGAATATCATCGTGTTTGATCCGAAAGGCTGGGCGCTGTTCCGTTCCTTCAAAGCTGTCAGGGAGAAGCTGGATACCCGTCGCGGCTCTAATTCCGAGCTGGAGACAGCGGTAAAAGACCTGGGTAAAGCGGTGTCCTATAAGGGGATGTATGGCGATGTGGCCATCGTCGTGTATTCCGGACAGTACGTGGAAAACGGCGTCAAAAAGAACTTCCTGCCGGACAACACGATGGTACTGGGGAACACTCAGGCACGCGGTCTGCGCACCTATGGCTGCATTCAGGATGCGGACGCACAGCGCGAAGGCATTAACGCCTCTGCCCGCTACCCGAAAAACTGGGTGACCACCGGCGATCCGGCGCGTGAGTTCACCATGATTCAGTCAGCACCGCTGATGCTGCTGGCTGACCCTGATGAGTTCGTGTCCGTACAACTGGCGTAATCATGGCCCTTCGGGGCCATTGTTTCTCTGTGGAGGAGTCCATGACGAAAGATGAACTGATTGCCCGTCTCCGCTCCCTGGGTGAACAACTGAACCGTGATGTCAGCCTGACGGGGACGAAAGAAGAACTGGCGCTCCGTGTGGCAGAGCTGGAAGAGGAGCTTGATGACACGGATGACGCTGCGGGTCAGGATACCCCTCCCGGCCCGGAAAATGTGCTGACCGGGCATGAAAATGAGGTGGTATCAGCGCAGCCGGACACCGTGATTCAGGATACGGCTGAACTGGCCACGGTCGTGGCACTGGTGACGCTGCATACTGATGCACTTCACGCCACGCGGGATGAACCTGTGGCATTTGTGCTGCCGGGAACGGCATTTCGTGTCTCTGCCGGTGTGGCAGCCGAAATGACAGAACGTGGCCTGGCCAGAATGCAATAACGGGAGGCGCTGTGGCTGATTTCGATAACCTGTTCGATGCTGCCATTGCCCGCGCCGATGAAACGATACGCGGGTACATGGGAACGTCAGCCACCATGACATCCGGTGAGCAGTCCGGCGCAGTAATACGTGGTGTTTTTGATGACCCTGAAAATATCAGCTATGCCGGACAGGGCGTACGTGTTGAAGGCTCCTGCCCGTCCCTGTTTGTCCGGACTGATGATGTGCGGCAGCTGCGGCGCGGCGACACGCTGACCATCGGTGAGGAAAACTTCTGGATAGACCGGATTTCACCGGATGATGGCGGAAGCTGTCATCTCTGGCTTGGGCGTGGCGTGCCGCCTGCCGTTAACCGTCGTCGCTGAAAGGAGGAGGTATGGCCATAAAAGGTCTTGAGCAGGCCGTTGAAAACCTCAGCCGTATCAGCAAAACGGCAGTGCCCGGTGCCTCCGCAATGGCCATTAACCGCGTGGCCACAACGGCAATGAATCAGTCGGCGTCACAGGTTGCCCGTGAGACAAAGGTGCGGCGAAAACTGGTAAAGGAAAGGGCCAGACTGAAAAAGGCCACGGTCAAAAATCCGCACGTAAAAATCATTGTTAACCGCGGTGATTTACCTGTCATCAAACTGGGGATACGGATCACCGGAAGTCGTCCCAACAGTACGCTACGGGCCGGTCAGCATCGTTATCAGCGGGCATTTATCCAGCGATTAAAAAATGGTCGCTGGCATGTCATGCAGCGTGTGGCCGGGAAAAACCGTTACCCCATTGATGTGGTGAAAATCCCGATGGCGGTGCCGCTGACCACGGCGTTTAAACAGAATATTGAACAGATACGGCGTGAACGTTTGCCGAAAGAACTGGAATACGCCCTGAAACAACAACTGAGGATTGCGATAAAGCGATGAAACATACTGAACTCCGTGCAGCCGTACTGGATGCACTGGAGAAGCATGACACCGGGGCGACGCTTTTTGATGGTCGCCCCGCTGTTTTTGATGAGGCGGATTTTCCGGCAGTTGCCGTTTATCTCACCGGCGCTGAATACACGGGCGAAGAGCTGGACAGCGATACCTGGCAGGCGGAGCTGCATATTGAAGTTTTCCTGCCTGCTCAGGTACCGGATTCAGAGCTGGATGCGTGGATGGAGTCCCGGATTTATCCGGTGATGAACGATATCCCGGCACTGTCAGATTTGATCACCAGTATGGTGGCCAGTGGCTATGACTACCGGCGCGACGATGATGCGGGCCTGTGGAGTTCAGCCGATCTGACTTATGTCATTACCTATGAAATGTGAGGACGATATGCCAACACCAAATCCTCTGGCACCGGTGAAAGGTGCCGGAACCACTCTGTGGGTTTATAAGGGGAGCGGTGACCCTTATGCGAACCCGCTTTCAGACGTTGACTGGTCGCGTCTGGCAAAAGTTAAAGACCTGACGCCCGGCGAACTGACCGCGGAGCCCTATGACGACAGCTATCTCGATGATGAAGATGCGGACTGGACCGCAACCGGACAGGGGCAGAAATCCGCCGGAGATACCAGCTTCACGCTGGCGTGGATTGTAGTGGCACAGTAAGTTTGGCCACCTGATTAAAGGTGATATTCTCACCTCAACACAAAACAGGTGACTTAATGAACAAGAAAACCAAACGTA